TTCCGTATTGTACGTGGAAGTTGTTTCATGTTTCATAGCTTTCATTTCTTCCATTGCTGTTTATCTCCTTTTATTTAGCTCTGTGTGATACTCGCACACATCATTTCCCAACTTCTGTTCTGAGCCTGGCTCTGGAAGTTGTTGTCTGCTTTCTTGCGATGGCTTACGCCGGTGCAATAGTAGTTATCGCCAGTACTACGATTAGAAATGGAAATCGTAGCCAGGGCGAATTCCTCTGTTGCAGCCTGCTCGATGTAGTTAGCGAACCGACGCATCCAGTCGTTGAAGTCAGATGACTGAACGATCTCAAAGGTTACAGAGCCGTTGCGCTTAGCAGTCTTGCTAACAACAACAGCCAGGTCAGATGCCACATCGTGGATCGTCACATCGTTGGCATAAGAAACAGCAATAGAGCCGATGCCGGTTCCGAATGCGGTGTAAGATCCGAAGTTGGGATGTGAAATCGTGACCGAAGTGTCCTCGAACGAATAAACGTAAACTCTCGGAGTAGTGTTAGGCATTCTTTTTCACCCCTTTACCGATTGACGTATACGCGGATTACGATATGCTCCAAAGCTCCAGAAGAGAGCAGGCACACGTAAATGGGCGGAGATACACGCTCCTGACGATCCTCAGCGCTCTGGCTAGCAATACTGTCGGCTTCAACATAGAAACCATCACTGATTGCATCGCCCGTGTTCAGGTTCTTAACTGCGGATCCATTCCAAATGCCAGAAGCGATCAAACCGATGCCGTTCAGCTGGTTGCATGCATCAGACACAAAAGAAACAACGGTAGCAAGACCGTCCTCGGTCTGAGGAACCTTCCGCAGGGAAGTAAGACCAGCAACAGTTCTTTGCTGAATCAGATAGCTTGCCACATCGATCAGATAGACCTCATCAACATGGTAGCCGTTGGCAGAGATACCAGTATAAACAAAGGAATACTGAGTACCGAACTGCATGTAGGCGTTGCCATTGTAACTCTGCAGAGAAGCCAGCTGATCGTCCGAGATGTTCACAGGCGTGATGCCAACCAGAGTTTTGTAAGCAATATCGTAGGCACTGTTATCTTCCATGGTATTGAACCCGGAAATCAGACCAACGAGAGCGGCAGAAGTCTGGTATGTATCAGTAGCGTAGAAGCCAACTGACCGCTGATAGCTTGCATCCATCAGAGTTTTGAGGATGTTCGTCTGACTATCAACCAGGCAGTTAGAATCATCCGTCTGATAGATGAACAGCATCTTCTGAGTAGAAGCCTCAACTGCGGCGGCAACAGCCTGAATTTTGGTGTCATCAAGCTCCTCAACAAAGCAAAATGCCCAGAAGTTACTATTCACAGCCTGAACAGCTGCCAAAGCAGCAGCAGGAGTTTCAGTATCGCCAGTCGCATTGTGATAACCAACAACAAGCTGGGAACTGGGCTCAGACTGAGAGAAGTAAAGACTGGCTGCAATGTACTCGGGATCCGTAGTCTTGAAGCCATCGGTCGTCATCTGAGTTTCAAAGTTAGAAGCCCGATAAACCTTTGCCCGAGTAGATGCCAGGGCAGTGCTGGGACCGATGATGCACCCGAGGTTGAAAGAGCTTTGAATAGTCGTAGGGTTAGAAACAGAAACGCTTACATCTACGATGTTGTCTAAAGAAGCGCTCACTTAAACCTCTCCTTTCTCGGTATACAACCGAATGTCGTATGTTTCGATAGCATTTACTGTATCAACAATAGAAGAAGAATTGTAGAAGTATAACTTAAGATCTGACCGTTTCCACCAACGTTCGTTTATGTTTTCTCTTATATTGCTCTGATAGCTTGTTCTATCCGGAATCAAAGCCAGATTGTTGTCATAGAAGAACCTCTTAGCTGTATCCGTATAAACAAGCTCGTTCAGACTATTCATATAAACATCACTGTTCGGACCGTATGCTATGATACTCAAACAAATTGTTCTCATAGTATACTGCGATATAGTGACAGTCCCATCTTGATTTACTTTCTGATGCCGATCTTTGTAAATCCTTCTTTCATCAAGCTCCTGTTGAGTATTTACGTATATCCGATCACCTGTGATTTTTTGATTAGGCTGACCTTTTTCTGAGTATGCCAACAGTACTTGGTCGTCCTGTAAACCTAACTGCTCCTGAATGAAATCAGCGAACAACAAATCAAATTGTTCTAGCGAAGTGATATTGAATTCCATCACATCACCTCTGCTTCCATCTTTACTGCTGTAGATCTGCAGAATCCGTACTGAGAATCATCTAAACAATATCTAACAATGTAGTTAGCTCCATTAAAGTGAACGATGTCAGAACCGTAGCTCTCTCCGTCAACTTTATCTGTGCCAACTACCTTGAGACGTTCGTGTGTGAATACATGAATTCTTTCCTTTACCAAATCAGCAGTTTCAAGTAGCTCATCAGATGTTTCATCGGCTATCGTGATGATGCCGGCAACTGTAATATCATTAGTTGTTTCAACAATCTGATGGTTTTGAATTTCAGTCGTCGTCCTCGTAATGCTTATGCCATTAGGCTGGCAAAAGTCGGGATCCGTAATAAGTTCTGCAATATTGATCATCTAACTCTGCCGCCTCCTTTGGTCTTTACGAAGTATGTGATACTTTTTCTAAGTTCTCCTGTATCAATCAATGGCTTAGGGTCGGTAGAACCTTTTTTTATCTTTGCCTCTCTTACTGCAGGTGAGTTAGGAGGCCAACCATTCTTCTCATCAACAAACCATTGCCTTGATACATTCTGTCCTCTCATACCGACGCGTTGAAGTTGCTTGATTGCTTCTTCATCATGTCCCTCCATGAAGAGCTGAGCAGCCTTCTTCATCATATCGGCTAAGCGATCCTTATCGTTATGAATTGCAGGCTCTATCACAGGTCTTGGAGGAATGTTGTTTACTGGTGATCCGTTCGTGTGAATGAATAGAAGTTCTGCATTTGTTACGCCTGTTTTATCAGCTTCACGTTCTGTCGTATCATCTGCAATTCCAACGTATACTTCATTTTCCATCATCTTGTTTAGCGTGTTCATCATTCTTTGGAAGTTACGTGCCTCTTCAACAATATCAATTCTCACCAGCCATTCACCCACATTCCGCCGTGGCCGTAAATCTTAGTGAGAGTGATTAGTTGCTGCCCATACATCGTGAGCTTCCAAGTGCCGTAACCAGAGAAGTCCTCAGTAGTTCCGAGGAGATCGTAGCTAATGCTCAGTCCATCAACGGACTTGCTGGTAGCTACTCCAAACGGAAGAGCACCAGATAAAGCAGATTGTGCACCGGGATCACCGCTCTGTGTCCTAATGTACAACACAAGGAAATGGGCAATATAGAGGCACATGCAATACTTCCAATTAGAATTGAATCGATCGTACTTAATGCTTTTGTCTGCCATCGCCTTAAACAGATTGAACACTGCTACGGGAATGGCATTTTCTTCTGTATCACTTATGAGAAAAACAGGAAAAACCTGTGAGAAATCAGCTTGAGTGAATTCCGGATTGTCCGTTAAGATAACGTTGGAGGAGCCACTAAAGACCTCCATCATGATCTTAGCATTATTGGAATACCCAAGTAATTCTTCGATTGAATGGTTGATCATTAGTAGCTCCTCCTTGTTACTTACTCTTCTTCAGCTTCCGTCGTATTATAGTCTGTCAGACAGATTTTATAAGCCTCGAGAACACGCTTCTTGTTGTTCTTCAGCTTATCGTCCTTGTCGAATTCAGCGCCGTACTTCTCAGCTTCGGCCTCAACCTCGTCGGTTTTCATAGCCTTCAGCTCTTCGTAGTAGGCCTGAACTTTTTCGGCGTTAGGATCACTCTCCTCTTCCGCCTCATCGGCGTCCTCGAACTCATGGTTCTCAACCTTCCGCTGGTTCTGCTTGTTGATCACCACGATGTCACCAGCCGCAACAGCCAGCTTGAACGTGGGATCATCAACAAAAGCAGCGGGCATGTCCTGAAAAGCGCCCCGGGTAGTGATGAAGGAGTTGATCACATCAGAACCCTGCATGGCGCCGGGACCGATGGCAAAAGCCTTTTTGGAATAAATACGAATCGTATCAGCCATTGTTTATTCTCCTTTACTGATTAGATGCCGTCAACATAGCGCATGGGCTGAGTGTACAGGGTCTTAACCTGGCCCATCTGAGCGGCATAGATAGTGATGTAGGCAAACTGCAGGGCAACAGGCTGAGTCATGGCTCTAGTCAGAGGCACCGGCAGGTCGAAGTACACGAAGTCCTTGTCATTCACGTACACAACCATACGGTCCTTAGAAGAAGTGCCAGCACCAGCGCACCAACGGCTGGGGAAGATCATCAGGCTCTTGCCGTTCTGCTTGGCGATGTTGTTCTTCAGGATGTAGTCCAGGATGTTGGAATCACCGGAAGTACCGATGCGGGTACTCACCAGGTAAGCATACTTGGTGGGAGGCAGCAGGATGTGGTTGGCCATCGCGCCATCATCGTACTCGGAAGCCGCCCAAGCCTCGGTGATAGCCTTGTTGATGTCCCACAGAATCTCGTCCACGGTCTTATTGACCCACAGAGGAGAACCTGCTGCACCGTTGGGGGCAACAGAAGAAACCACATCTGGGTTGTTCACCAGGCCAGTGATGCCGACGGAAGAGAAGCCACGGTACACCAGCTGATCGATGCTCTTGTTGTAGTTCAGGCGAATGCCCTTGTCCAGGATGGAATCGATGGAACGACCGATGGTCTGCATCTTCTGAGAATCCACGAAGGGAATCTTCATAGCCTGTGCCCAGGTGAACACCTTGTAGATGTCCTTGTTAATATTGGCCTGAACCATGGGCAGGACGTCGGTCTGACCGCCAACCAGGCTGCCCTCATTCGGGCCAGAAGTGGCGTAATCAACGTCCAGAGTGCTGGTGAAGTCCACCCAGCCGCCGCCGGAATCAGCAACGATGTCACGCTGCCAGGTAACAGATGTCAGCGGTTCACGGATCTTGGGATCACGCTTCTCCAGCTCACCTTCCAGGAACGCCATGCCGGTAGTAATACCAGCAGCGTCCATTGTACGAATGCCGGTGCCGAGGTTGGCATCGGAATAGGTCTGAATGCTGGCCCGATTGCCGAAACCAACACCAGAATCAGTGATGATGTTAGGCATTACTTGTTTCCTCCTCTTTCATTAGCCCTTGGCTCTGGTCTTGATGGTGATCTCGGTGCAGTTGTTGCCATCCATCTGGCCAGTGGTCCACTCGATGTTGGGCACCTGAATGGTGTTAGAACCATCAGCCTCGGCCTCGAAACCACCAACAATAGCATCCTCATAGGTGGCGTTGGCAGTGATCCGGACATAAACAGCAGTACCTGCCTGAGGAGTACCACGCTGGCACTTCACGATGCAGTTACCGCGGACCATAACGTCGCAGGGATCGTTGGCCAGATAGTCGGGGTTGCTCTGAGGATTGTAGGTGTTGGCCTGAACAACCTCACGAACAGCAACACCTGCCACGACGGCGGCAGTATCACCAGTTGCAACAGGAGCCCACTGGTTGCCAGTGGTCAGCTTCACGGCAGTACCGAAGGCAATCGCCGCAGAGGCGATGCGGTTCTGAATGATGGCATCAGCAGACCGACTCTGAGTGCCGGGCCAACCCATATTCAGAGAAGTTCCAATGACTCTACCGGGCATCTTACTTGTCCTCCTTCATGTAATGGGGATTGTACTTCTGGGCGATCTGCATGCCGAAGTCAGCGTCATCGGTAGCATGATCAACAGTGTGCTTCTTCTCATCGACATTCTTCCGAGTGTTGGAAGCGACCGCCTGCATGATAGAGGCATAGTCGTTAGTCGTCCGAGAAGTAGACCCCAGAGCCTGAGCGAAAGAATCGGCCAGCAGCTTCCGAGACCTGGAATCCTTGACGGAAGCGATCACGGGCTTAACCGCACGGAGCAGTTCCCGCTTAGCCGCATCATTCATGGTCTCAGGATCAACAGTGACCTCTTCCTCTTCGTCAACGTCGTGAGTTTCCTGAGCACCGGTCAGCTGGTTTTCCAGCTCATCCAGGGCAGACATAGCTCTGTCCTTGATCAGGCCGTACTTCTTCATGACGTTCACGAAGGCATCCTCGACCTTCTTCTCGATGTCGATGTCCTTCTTCTCAACAACAGGATCTTCATCGTCGACGGGATTTTCTCCACCCAGGTCGCCGCAGTCCTTCGTGGGATCTTCCTCACACAGAGCGTCCTTGACCTCTTCAGTCATCTCCAGGGCGTCATCTGCAAGATCTTCGGGAATAGCCTCATCAAGAGCCTTCATCTTCATCAGAAAGTTCTTAATGGCTCCCATCACTCTGGCTTCATTAGCCATGTGTTCGTTCCTCCTTGTCTATAATCTTGATAGCTTTATCGAGCCGTTTAATGAAGTAATACTTTTTGGGAAGAACTAACTTTTCATCATTTATGCGGACATTACTTCCTGCTCTGCCGTACTGTACCAAAGCTACGTGATTACCTCTTATATTTGTCTGATAGATTTTGCCATCTCGTACAACATAATCACAATCATAGCCAGAAGAGATCTCCCTCTTGGCGTTAGAGATTATTTCATTTGAAGAAATAGGATCCGTTACGAGAATATCGGCAACCAGATATCCATCCTGATCACCAACACCCTTTCGGACATCTCTCACAACGCCCTTGCTATACTGTGCCCAGTTATCAATGGTTACGTCCTCGTTTGGATGTGTATCAGTGAACGGCTTCCCTTCGAAAGAAGCGATTGCTTCCTTGCTAAAAACTTCGGAAGGATCACGATAAACATCAACAATTCCTTG